CACCTGTCCAACGTGCGGGCAGAATATACCACAAAAGTAAAGGGGCCTTTCGGCCCCAGTACCCTTCCTTGTCGGGATGTATGGTTAGCTACCGGCAGTGCCATCGCTGTTGATGAGCAGAGTTGCGTCGTCAGCGTCAAGTGCGGTGGAGATGGTAGCCATCCCGGTCGTCACAGCAGCGGCGTCATCCATCGTGAACTTGGTCACGAGGTAGGCGTGTACATTGGCAGAGTAGAATCCAATGGCTGGCTGGTTGTACTGGCCGATCATGGGGAAGTTGGCGCTGGAGCCAGCCGCCATCGTGCCCTGAACTGGCGTATAGCCAGCAGTAGTGGTCAGGTAGATGGGGTTCGACGTGTAGCCAGCAAGGGCCTGTGGGGTGCAGGCTCCAAGTCCTACTTGTACGGTTTCGCCGGTGGGCACGAAGGTGATCAGCATGGTGTTGATGTGTTGGTTACGGTACAAATCTACATAACTCCCTGATAATCAGGTGGTTACAACAAATTTTACCGATAACAAATCCTTCGTACCTTTGGGGCCATGGATAACAACGAACTGAAGTCTTTTATCGCCAAAGACATCAAGCGACTAGAGAAGGAGTGGCACGAAGAGGCCGATAAAGAGCGCGGCGCCTATGACTTCCCGTCCTATGCAAGGACGATAGCCATTGACGCCGAGATCAACACCCTGATGCGGGTGATGTCGCTCTTGAGTTAGGCGAACACAGCGTTTAGGTCAGACTCTGCGACGTTGGCTCCAGCTTGGGTATTGACCCAAGTTACTTGGTTGCTTACTTCGCCCATAATGAAGTCCTCGAAGGTGTTGTCCTTCAGGCGGATGCGAACGAACCAAAGGTCGCTATTGTTGTATCCGGTTTGGTTCACCGTGGCTTGACTAAACGCAGGGACTGGTAGTGAGCCACTGTTATCCTCCCAGTCAACTAGCCACGGCTTCGTGTCAATAGTAATCTGCATGTACAACCCTAAATCCGACTCGTCCGCCAAGGTCCAGAAGTAGTCCGGGGCAGGATTAGCAGACGATATGTAGCACAGCGAACTGTTTGTCCATACAGGAAGTCCATTTAGCTCTCCCGTTACAGTATACAGCCCATTGGCCTCATCGGTCCCGGCGCCGGAAACAACAACACCCATGTCGGTATTTGTTGGGCTTATTACCGCAGCTACGCGAACCGGCTTTTTATGAACTCTGATGCTTACGATGGCATCAGCAGGGATGGACATATTACCCCCACCAGCCACGACGGAAATAAGACCAGAAGCTACGGTTACTTCGACCATTGGTACGTGTGTTGTTCGGCGAAGCCAGAAGCGGCCACCGATGTGTAGTAATTCATGGAGGCGAAGATACGCAAACATCTGAGTATCAGACAGTTTGCACTACCTTTGCGTTCATCGCATCCCGCAAGCAAATAAACCTTCACTCGGCCGAGATCCTCCTAGCCCTAAGCTCAGGAGGCGTGTCCATTTCCAATGGTCACGAGAAGCTGATCCGGTCGGTCGGCCTATCCACAGGGGTCAAGGGACCAAAGGCAGAGGTCGAGCTACCCTCCCGAGAGAAGGGCGCTCCGACCGCACTCCACCTTTGGTTGTTTGAAATCCCAACGGTCAAGTACGGAGACGATGCTGGCAAGAAGTTTGAAGGTCAGTGCTACTACGATAGGATTCCTAAGGAGTGGATAGCCAAATGGAAGGACAAGGAGATCCTGCGTGAGCACTGGAGGCCATCGGACCCAACCAAGTGCGATGACGCTTTCTATCGCTTCATCGACAGCCACATCCCTCAGTTCAAGGACTTGATGGCTTACGAGCCGTTCTTCCTGTACATAGAGCAGGCTCGTAGATGGCTGGAGGACAAGCGAACGATATCGGACATCGAGCCAGCCGAACGCGCCCACTGGAAGCAGCAGGAACTACAGCGCATAGCCGACAACAAGCTATACGGCCTGAACAAGTACTGCACCATCAAGGAGGATGGATTCGCCGGTGGCCGAAGGAAGTTCGAGGCATCCGCCCCGCACGCTTTGGTCGCGTTCGTCGTGGATCTTGGCAAGCACTTCGACCTAGTGAAGGGTCGTCAGGCCGCTTTGACATCCGAGATGATGGCCATCGCCAGCCTGATGATGGTTACTGTGCCATCGTTCACCGGAGTGTTCATGGTCCACAAGAAGGACGGAACTGGTAAGACCCTGTTCAGGGACAAGCACCAGAGCACCCTTCAGCACTTGCCTGAGTGGATCACCAAGGAGTTCGACGTATCCAAGGGATTCTCCAGCGAGAGCACCATCATTGACTTCGACCCCGGAGATACTAAGGCGACCAAGGGTATGGATATCTCGGAACTCAGGCTGCTGAGTGCTGAAGACTCCATGGCCGTGAACGGTCGTACCCCGACCATATCTCTTGTGGATGAGGCACAGAACGTGCCCACCTACCAGAAGATCAAGTCCGAGATCGACCCGACCCTGTACCAGTTCAACCCGGACACCGGTAAGATGGACTTGGTTCGACAGATCGCCGCATGGGGAACTGGATCAAGCAACAACACGGGTCAGGGAGCGTTCGAGAACGACTTCAAAGGCATCCTTGACGCATGGGAAAAGCGCGAGAACACCGAAGGATGGGTTCCGCTGTTCTTCGACTGGTCCTGCCGTCCCGGCGCAACCGTAGAGTTCTACGATAAGCAGAAGGCCAAGTACCTGCGAGGGCAGACCGAGGAGACCAAGGGCCTTTCTCCTGCCGAACGCCTGAGCTTGTTCTACGCTCACTATCCCAGCAGCCCGGACGATGCATTTATGTCCACGCACAAGACCCTTGTGCCGATGGAGGTTATCGTCAAGCAGCAGAAGCGCATCATCGAACTGTGCCACAACGCGCAGCCAGAATCACTCAAGCCTGTCTTCGGAAAGTTCATTCCGGTGTTCGATGAGTCAAAGACCATACCCGGAGACACGTACTTCGAGCACCCTATTGTAGGTGTTCAGTGGCAGGAAGCAAGGCCAGATGAAGTAGACGCTCCGATCCAGATGTTTATGGATCGCAAAAGCGGGTGGGCTCACCGGTACTTCCAAGGAACCGACCCCATCCAAAACGATGGCGGATTCTCTCGCTTCTCTTCTGTCGTATGGGACACTGCGGCAAGGACCATCGGAGAGGGTGATGAGGTTCAGTATGTACCAACCATCGCTTGCATCCTGAACTCACGCGCAGCCCAGCCAGTGGAACTGTTCATCCAGAACATTCTGATGGGCATGTACTACGCCAACCACGGGCAGAAGGCGTGCAAGGAACTCGTGGAGATCAACGCCGGTCACAGGTACGTGGACTTCAAGACCGGTCCTGTCTGTAACCTGCGCGAATCGCTACTGACCAGACATCAACTTCTGCCTAAGTACAAGACTGGCAATGCATCGAACATCTACGGTATCGACCTGAAGGGCGGAAAGGGTTCGCGCAAGGAACTCCTGTATGGCGATGTCGTAGACTTACTGCTGGCCAACTGGCACAACATCTGGTACTACGATCTGTGGAGCCAGATCCGCCACATCTCCGTTATCCCTGATGCCGAAGGGGGCGTCAAATGGGGTACCGAAAACAAGAACGTCTATAATGACGACATGGTGTACGCCATGGGCTACGCCGAACTCTGCGCACGCTGCATCAACAAGCAGCCAGAGTACGTGATCACATCCGAACCCAAGCTGGTGACCAAGCGCATCATCGAGCGCGATGGTAGCCTTATGCCTCATTACCGCTGGGTGAAAGTACCCGCATCATACGCATGAGCAACGATTACCGATACCTCATCTTCGCACCGAAGAGTATCAAGGACCTTCGTGTTCAGTACCCAGAACTCATGGACTATCCAGAGTTCAAGTCACACGTCATCAAGATGCACGATGTGATGTTCGTGTGGTGGTATGCATGCCTGTGCTCCCCGATCATCGAGAAGCCAGATGACGAGCGCATGGCAGAGGCTGTGCATATCTCATACCCATCCAGCCAGCAGCGGTCGGCCAAACTTATGGAGTTCCGCGACCGCATGCCAGAGAACATCAAGGGGGCGATCAAGCGGATGGAGTCCTTCAACACAGAGGCTAGGGTTGATAACTACCTCCAGACAAGGACGGTTAGGGAAAACTGCAAGGCCATGCTCAGTGAAGACACATCGACCATGGACTCCGACCAGAAGGATGCTTGGGCTACCCGGGCACCTAAGCTGTGGAAGTTGCTGGACGAAACCACCAAGACATTGGAGCGCGGGTCATTCGGCGTGTCGCTCTACGAAGAAACAATCCTTGACGAAGCCGATGGAACGCTTCGTCAGTTCCGACAAACAAAGCGATAGATGGAGCAAGTAAGCGTCAATAACAGGGGGTCAAAGCCTTGGCAGTGGATCCCGGTGGCATACTACCAGCCGCCAAGCATGACCATCCCTGAATCAGAAAAGGGTGCCGCTTACGCCAGTGCATGGACCCGGTACTTTCTTTCCCGCCAACAGTCTGAGTGGATCAACTACTACCGCAACAACTACGTTGCGAACATGGAGTACTCCATCGACTCACGCTGGGGGGAGGAGGCTGACGTTCAGATGTTCCTAGGAGACGGTCCTTCGCAGACCAGCCGCATACCGTTCAAGGTGCCCATGATGGGCCCGATGCTCACTCGAATGGTCGGTGCTGTAGATAACATCTCCATCTCTGCGATGGCAGAGTCCGCCACCCAGCACTTTTCTGCCACCCGCAAGGAAGACGCCCTGCTCCGGGTAATGATCATGTCCCGCGCTGCTCAAGCAGGACCTGACATGGCTGCTGCATTTGAAGGCATGGGCATTAGTCCCAACGAGCAGAAGACCGAGAGTATCTTCGAGATGAATTATCAGGACCACTTTAAGCGTGGTATCAATAGCCTGATGTCGATGATGTCGTTGCGCAACAAGCTGCCAACGACCAAGCGAAAGGTTGCAGAGAACATGGCCCTGTCTGGTATGGCCGCTTTCCACAATTTCATCAACGGATCCAACATTGAGAGCCGACTGATAGAGCCTCGTGAGGTTGGATGGGACACCTCGGCCATGGAGCCCGATATGTCCGATGGCCAGTTTGTGTATACCTGCCCACTTATGGACGTGGGAGAGATCGCCGAACGCTGGAACCCGGCCAAGGGTGTCATCGAAGCCTTGGACAAGTGGGCTCGCGTGCTGCCAAGTGGTCAAAACTTCCAAGCCGGGTGGCCCCAGTCCCGCCCGCGTGTGTTCACCATGTACTGGAAGGACTTCAAGAAGGTTGAGCGTGGCTTTGTCATGCGTGATGGAGAGTTGGAGTTCTGCACCATTAACGAGGTAAATCCAGACACCGGTAAGCCAGACTTCACTGACGCGGATCTGGTCGATCCTCCGAAGAACATCTACACGGACGCTTGGACCGACACAGAGCGCCGCGAGAAGAAGCAGACCAAGACTATTCAGGTGGCTCGTTATTGTTCCATTATTCCTTGGGAGTACCTGCCCGGCGGATACACCAAAGGCGTTGGATACGGGAAGGCCAATCGAGCTCCACAGCCACCAAACCACAGCCTGCCGGACGTTGGTGTTATTGGTGACATCGTTCTTGACCACGGCATTGTCCCAATCCAAGAGGCCGACCCAGATGACGTGTACTCGGTACACTTGCCGATCAAAATTTCCACATGGCGGTACATGGGTGGGCATGTAGTTGCACCATTGACCGCAGCCCGCGATCCACAAAGGTGGATGAACCAGATCACATCGGACGTTGCGTGGAGGTTGCGCAAGGCCGGTGGAAAGTCCACCATCATTGCCAAGGAGGCAATTGCAGACTCTAACATGAGTGAGCAGGAGGTCGCCATGAAGATAAAGGAGGGCGACACGCTGTTCCTAAGCGGAAGCGTGCTCGGTGGTTTGCCTCAGTCATCCTACTCTATCGACGAGTCGCCCGGCCCAGCCATCTTCAACATGGTAAGCCTCATTCCACAGGCAAAGTCCATTATGGAAAGCTCTGTTGGTGTGTACGAGAGCAATTACGGATCACCACAGGGTCAGGATCAGTTGGTCGGAACGCTGCAACTTCAACTTCAGCAGGCCGGTGTGATGCAGCAGCCGTTCTATGCCTCAATCGCTGACCTGTTCCGCCAAGAGAATCAACTGTACGCACAGGGAGGCAAGGAGTTCTACTCACGCCACCCGTGGATCCTGCGACAAATGGTAGGGGAGGAGGATATGGAGGCATTGATTGCCAGCAAGGACATGCAGGTAGAGCAGTTTCGCGTGAAGATCGAGCTCTCTCCAGATGGACAGCAGCTTCGCACAATTACCGACCAGCAGACCATTCCGGGACTTATGCAGCTAGGCATGCTTGACCCCATTACGGCAGCACAGCTTATGGGTCGATCAATCCCAGAGGACGTGTACGCGGCCG